CCCGGCCCCCGTTCGAATCACACTCCGGAGAGCCCCTACCATGTTCGATAGTAATCGCCCGATCCCTGCAGCAATCGACGGCCGCCCATGGGCCGTTGAACCGTCCCCCGGTGACCTGTCGGGAGCAACCGACACGAAAAAGGCCAGACTGTTCGCGCCGATCTCCGACACCCCGACCGGCCGTATGGTCCGGAATCACGAATTGGCCCATGCCAAAATCACCCCGGCCATGGCGGCCGGAACCTTGACCAAGCGCCACGGCGTGAGCATGGAAGCGCTGCAGTGGAGCGAGGATAGTCGGATTTCGACTTTCCTATCGTATAACGATCTCGTCGACGATGAAGCGCTTTCGGACGATGAAGCCGACGCGCTGGCCAGAGTTTGCGGCGGTTCAATTCGTGGCATCGCCGGGGCGCTGCTGGTCAACTGGAGCCTCGACAGCCAGCGCACGCGGCTGGAAGGCGCTTTTATCCGCGCTGGCATCCCGGCAATCGACCTGCAGGGGATCTCTGATCGTGTCGAGGCTATCCGGGCTGGAATCGACCGCGTGGCCAGCGGCCGCCACCGTCGCGGCCGCCGGAAGTCATGGGCGCGAACCTATGGCGACCGAAAAGGCTTCAACACCTTCACGGTCCCGTTGGCGAAAGCATTCGATGCCGAATTCCCCGAGGGCGGATCCGGCGACAAGGGCGACAAGCGCGGTCCGCCCGACCGGGCAACGGAGCGCAAACTGGCCGCCATCCGGGGGAGCAAAAACTGGGGCCGGATCACCGACGTGTTTCGCCCCCGGCTGGACCGCGCCGTGCGGCCGCCGCGTTCGCCGGGGCGCCGATTCTCTGACACTGGGGTGATCCCGACCGCCATCCATCGGATCCCGACCGATGGCGCCGTATTCACGACCCGCCGAAAGACCAAGGGCGGGACCGTGCTATGCGATGCCAGCGGATCCATGCACTATTCCGATTCCGACATTGAACGGATCCTGCAGGAAGCGCCGGGCTCCACCGTCGCGTTCTACGCTGGGGCAAACTACGGCGCGCCGCGCGGCCGTATCGTAGTGGCGGCTGATCGCGGCCGTGCCACTAGCGTGGACGAAATCCATCGGGCGCTGCCGGGGAAGGAAAACCTGATCGACGGCCCGGCGCTTCGTTGGCTCGCCCGTCAGCCAGCGCCGCGGTTCTGGATCTCCGACGAGGGCGTCGGCGGGGTTGTCGATTTCGGCATTGGCGGCCCATGCCACCGCGAGTGTATGGAAATCTGCCGTGCGGCGAATATCACCATCGTCCCCCGGATAGACTCTCTCCGACGATAGCGGCGGCCGCCATCGTGCGGGCTATCGGCCAGCGCTGCCCCATGGCGGCGCTGGCCGATTCTGTTTCCCTGCAGCCTCGCCCGTCGAGGCTCCAGCCCGGTGAAATCGGCGGCCACGGCCCCGCCCCCCGGAATTCGACGCTCTAGGATTGCGCAGGAAGGCCGATCAGGGTGACGGGCGGCCCCAGATACCCCGGCCACGGCCACGCGCTGGCCTCAGCCCTGCGCTGGCCTCAGCGGATCGGCGGCCCCAGCCCTGCGCTGGCCTCAGCGGATCGGCGGCCCCAGCCCTGCGCTGGCCTCAGCCCTGCGCTGGCCTCAGCGGATCGGCGGCCCCAGCCCTGCGCTGGCCTCAGCGGATCGGCGGCCCCGACCACGCGCTGGCCCCAGCCCTGCGCTGGCCTCAGCGGATCGGCGGCCCCGACCACGCGCTGGCCCCAGCGGATCGGCGGCCCCAGCCCTGCGCTGGCCTCAGCGGATCGGCGGCCCCAGCCCCGCGCTGGCCTCAGCGGATCGGCGGCCCCGGCCCTGCAGGGCGCCGGACCAGGCCGGACCAGGCCGGACCAGGCCGGACCAGGCCGGACCAGGCCGGACCAGGCCGGACCAGGCTGGCGCGCCCCCGGAACCCACGCGAATTTCGCGTTTTGGAAGTTTGGGCAGGGGAGGGGGGGCCGGACAAGTTCGGCGGCCCCCTCGGCAGACCGCACGCCAACGCCTCGCGTCCGCTCACGGGATGCGGAAAAAAAGACCTCGGCTTGTCCTTGGTTCGCGAATCACGAACTCCCCCGGTTCCGGCGACTCTCTGCGCCGCTTTTGTGTGACCATGTATCCTAAGGATATTAGGAGCATTGTCAATGCGACCAGGCCCGCCGCCCAAACCGAAGCATGTCCTCGCCATGACTGGATCGTGGCGGGCCGACCATCGCGAGGAACTTGGCGAGTTCTACGAAACGCTGCCCGAGCCGCCCGACTTCGTCCGCGAACGGGCTGGCGAGTTGTTCCGCGAAGCCTGCGCCCAACTGGATTCGATGGGCGTTCTGGCGAAGACTGACAAGCACGCTGTTCTGCGGTACGCAGTCACCCTTGACCGCTGGTATTCCGCAGAGGAAGAACTCGCGAAAGGCGCAATCCATTTTCACTCGATGACGGGCCGCCAGGGCGAGGAGAAGGCAGCGAAGCCTTCCCCGTTCTTTGCACAGTCGGCAGCCTGCCACGAACAACTGCGGCAACTTGAGAGCGTTCTCGGGTTCACGCCAGCAGACAGGACTCGCCTAGGAATGGCAGTCATGGACCGTCAGGCCAAGTCGGCAGACCCGATGAAGGCGCTGCTGGCCGGTGGCTGATATACGCGATTTCATATCCTGCCTGCGGCACTCGCGAGGCGAGTTCGCTGGCAAGCCGTTTGAGTTGTTCCCGTGGCAGCGGGACTATCTTCACGCGTTGTTCAACACCAAGCGCGACGACGGAACCCGGCAATACCGTCAGTCGCTCCTTGCCATCGGTCGCAAGAACGGCAAGACGCAGATGTCGGCGGGCATCGGCCTATTTGGCCTCGTTGCCGACGCCGAGCCGGGCGCCGAGATCGTCTGCGTGGCCGGGGACAGGGAGCAGGCGTCAATTCTGTTCGACGCCGCGAAGCAGATGGTCGAGGGGAATGAGACCCTGTCGGCCATCATCAAGCCATACCGCAAGGCACTCGCAGTCCCAACGACCAACAGCGTTCTCAAGGTCATTTCCAGCGAGGCGGCGAGCAAGCACGGTTACGGATGCTCGATGATCCTGTTCGACGAGTTTCATGTCCAGAAGGACAGGGAACTCTACGATGTGCTCACAACAAGTACCGGCGCGCGGCGCCAGCCTCTGACCATCTTGATCACGACGGCGGGCTTCGACAGGCAGAGCATCTGCTACAAGATCTGGGAATATGCGGAAAAGGTGCGGGACGGCCTCATCGACGACCCCACGTTTCTGCCGTGCATCTTCGCAGCCCCGCCGGAAGCAGACCCGTTTGACGAAGCAACGTGGCGGCTTGCGAACCCGAACTTCGGCGTGACCGTCAAGGAAGACTACTTCCGCGAGATGGCGGCCAAGGCCAGGTCTTCGACCAGCGACGAAATGACCTTTCGCCGCCTCCACTTGAACCAATGGACGAACTCAGAAGAGAAGTTCTTCCGCCACGGCGTTTTTGAGTCCTGCGATCAGCCGCTTCGCAGCACGGCAGGCAGGCCATGCTACTGCGGCCTTGACCTTGCCAGCACTTATGACACGACAGCGTTCGTTGCCGTCTGGCCAGATGAAGACGGAAGCATCGACGTTCAGGCGACGTACTGGATCCCAGGCGACAACGCCGACAAGCGCGAGAAGGCTGACAGGGTGCCGTATGGCCAATGGACTAAGGACGGTTTTGTTAAACTAACTGATGGTGACATAACGGATTACGACGAGATTCGGGATTACATTCTCGAGTTTTGTGAGAAGAATTGGGTCAAGGGTGTGGCGATTGACCGCTGGAACGCGGTCCATCTCATGACCCAACTCTCGGCCGAGGGCGTGGTTGTCCACCCGTTCGGGCAGGGTTTTGGCCCCATGAACGCGCCGACACGCCTGCTCGAAAACCTCGTAACATCCGGCCGACTCAGACACGCTGGAAACCCAACTTTGATGTGGCAGGCCAGCAACGTCCAAGTAAAGACGAACGACGAAGGGCTGATCAAGCCCGTCAAGAAGTCATCCCACGACATCGGCCGCATCGACGGGATCGTTGCCCTCTGCATGGCCCTCTCACTTGCCAGCGGCGAAGTTCACGGGCCGCAGGCTGAACCCGAAATCCTGGTGCTGTAGTGGAAGAAGAGTCCGCAGCGATTGAAGACATCCTTGAAGTCCGCACCGGGCTGTCGCGCGTCTTTGAGGAAATCAGCGAAAGCAGGAAGACAGTATCTGGCGTAAGCGTCTCTCCAGAGAACGCCCTCCAGTGCAGTGCCGTCTTGGCGTGCATCAGGGTTGTGTCGGAGTCGGTGGCCGCCCTGCCCTTCTCGCTGTATCGCAGGCTTGTGATGGGCGGGAAGGAGATGGCCGAAGGCATCCCGCTGCACCGCATCTTGGCCGAGCAGCCGAATGCGTGGATGACGAGTTTTGAGTTCCGCGAACTCATGCAGTCGTGGTGTATGCTCTGGGGCGCGGCCTACGCCGAGATTCGTCCAGGGAAACTAGGCTCAGTTACCGAACTTTGGCCGCTGCACCCCAGCCGCATGAAGGTCGAGCGGATCAAGAACGGCAGGCTCCGGTTTCTGTATCAGGAGCCAGACAAGGCCACGCCAACGATCTACAACCAAGACCAGATCTTCCGCGTCACTTGGATGACGCAAGACGGCGTGAACTGCTACGTCCCCACGACGATCTCCCGAGAAGCCATCGCGCTCGCGAGGGCTACAGAACTACACTCTGGGGCTTTCTTTGGCAACGGCGCGAAGCCCGGGGTGGTTCTGGAGAGCGATCAGCCGCTCAAGCCCGAGACAGCCCAGCGGCTGCGGCAGTCGTGGGACGACATTCACGGGCGCGGCCCACAGAATGCCTCACGAACGGCCGTCCTTCCGCACGGCATCAAGGTCAAGGAACTGTCCGGGACGAATGAGTCCAGCCAACTAATTGAGACCAGGCGCTACCAAGTCGAGGATATCGCCAGGGCCTTCCGCGTTCCGGTCTACATGATCGGTGACTTGACCAAGAGTTCCTACTCATCGGTCGAGCAGCAGGGGCTGGACTTCGTGACGTTCACGCTCGTCCCATGGCTTCGCCGCTGGGAAGGTGCCGTTCGGCGTGACCTGATTCTCGACGACGACAACTACTTCGCTGAGTTCGACGTTCGCGGCCTGCTTCGCGGCGACAACGCCGGACGCGCCCAGTATTTTCGGGATCTCTGGCAACTTGGCGTTCTTTCGATCAACGAGATTCGATCCGCCGAAGGCATGAACCCGATTGACGGCGGCGACAAGCGGTTCGTCCAGGTCAACATGGCGCTGCTTGAGTCCTTCGTGGTCGAGCCGCCAGAGCCAGAAGTTGAACCGGCCGCAGAAGAGCCCGCACCTGAGACCATGCCAGCCGACCCAGCCGTGGAGGCCACGCGGTCCTCGGCGCTGGTTCTGTTCAAGCAGACGCTGCGGAAACTGGCATCCATCGAGTCTGACGGAATCATGGAGCGCCGCAGCAAGCCCGCCAAGTTGGCGGCGTGGCTTGAGGCGCACGAAAAGCGGATGAGAAACGAACTGTGCGACTCGGCCAAGGCGGCCGGTCTGAACATTGATGATTTCTCTGATGCGTGGATGAACGAAACAAGGGAACTGCTGCTCTCATGTCATCGCAGCGGTCGCAAGTATGAGGAGGTTCTTGAAACATGGACGGACAGAGTCGAGAAGACATTGAGCGCCGACTTGTAGAGTGCGACACCGCCGTTGAGCGGTGCCTCTGCGACAAGACAGGCAAAAAGAAAGTCGTCATTCGCGGCTACGCGGCCTTGTTTGGCAGCGATAGCCAGGACTTGGGCGGCTTCGTGGAGCGGATTTCGCCGGGCGCTTTTGACAACGTCATCAAGCGAGGCACCGACGTTGTCGCTCTCTACAACCATGAGCCGATGTTCCTGCTGGGCCGAGAGTCCGCAGGGACGCTGCGGCTGTCCGTCGATGAGCGCGGCCTGCGGTACGAAATCGACGCCCCCGAGAGCCGGGCTGACGTTGTTGAGGCCATCGAAAGAGGCGACGTGCGCGGAAGTTCATTCGCCTTCAAGGTCAAGGGTGCTGGTGAGCGGTGGAGCCGGATGCAGGACGGCCGCCAACTCAGGGAAATCACCGACTTCGACGGCTTGTTCGATGTCGGCCCAGTCCTGAGACCAGCCTACCCAGCCACCGAGACGTTCGTGAGCAGGCGGGCGCTCGACATGGCCAAGCGTGCCATGTATTCGGCTGGCGAGTTTGTTGCGTGGGACGGCGGCGTGGGGCGCGTCGAGTACGTCATGAACGACGGCTCGATTGGCGACTACTCGGAGGAGCCGATTGAGGCGACCCCAGAGGATCCGGCAGCGCTGGTGAGGAAGTACGACTTCGAAGATGGCGTCTGGGAAGAGTCCGACTACTTCGTTGCCAAGAAGATGAGCGAACTGGTGTCGGCCAGCAACATCATGGGCGAGGCGCCGATGTTCATCGACCAGCGGGCTGTCGGCCTCAAGCCGACTTCCGGCATGGCGGCTGCTGCCAAGCGTGGCCTGCGGCTGCACGAAGAAGGGAAGTCTGGGGACGGCTTGAAGCCGGAAACCGTGGCTCGCGCCAACAAGATCGCGAGGCGCGAAGAGTTGACGGAAGACCACGTTGTCGAGATGAACGCATGGTTCGCCCGGCATGAGAAGGCAAGCAAGTCACCGGGATGGGACAAGGCTGGCGAAGAAAAGCCCGGCTTCGTTGCGTGGCTCCTCTGGGGAGGCACTCCGGCGAAGAACTGGTCTGCGAGAAAGGCAGCGGCCATGAGCCGCGAGTTGCCAGAAGAGGGCGCCGAGAAGCGGGCCGAGGAAGAGCCGATGGAGTCGCTCTCTCCTGCGAACTTCGCCCTCTACGAAGCCATCGAGCAGATCGCGGTCGAGAACGGGCCGTGGCCGCAGGAAGGCCCGGACGGCGCCCACTACATGACGGACAACCCGTTCGCCAAGCAGGGGATGCGGTGCGAGAACTGCATCTTCTTTGAGAACGGCGCCTGCGAAGTCGTCGAGGGGACCATTGACCCGAACGCGATCTGCAAACTTTGGGTGATCCCCGAGGAGCGGCTCGTTTCTCAGGGCCAGCGAAGCGTCGATCCGGCGGCAGAGGCGGCCAGGCTGAAGGCAAAAGCACTGGAGACGGCTGCTCATGGACGAACTCGCTGACCTCATCGCGGCGCTGGCGCGGTTCGAAGAGCGTGCCAGGAAGCCGAAGAAGCGCAAGAAAGTCAGAACAACCGGCCGCCCTGCCAAGACGGGGCCGTCTGCTGGGTGTGGGACTGGTTCTGGCGGCTTCAAGGCGGGGAACAACTGCGCCAAAGAAGACGGCATCCCGCAGAGGCCGCTCTCGCAGGGCGGCGCGCTCAAGGGCGCGAACGCCAAGGATGACTTCGCTCGCGCCAAAGCACTGAAAGAGAAGGCCGTCGCCAAGAAGGCCAAGAAAGAAGCCGACGCC